CGACACGCTCGAAATAGACGTTCTCTTGTAGGTGAAACACCGCTAACCTCCTGATTTACCTGCGGGACTCATGTATGTAATTCCCCTTCTTTGGCCCCTCGAGCGATTCTGCGATGACCCATCGAAGCAAGATCACGCCGACGCCGGCGAGCTTTTCGGTGCTCGAACCTGGGACTTCGAGCGCCTTGATCATGTCGCGCCGAACGGCTTCGGGGATGTTCTCGATATCGTCCATTTAGGTTCCTCCCGTGCTTAAGGATTGGAAGGACGCTTGCGGCTTGCCGATCCGGCGCAAGCATCCGGACGGATCGAAGTCGTAAGCGCGCTGGCGATAGAACGACGTCGCCGTCTTGTCGTTGCCGGCCGAGAACGATCGCGCGGCGTCGCCCAGGCGATCGGCCGTGATCACGCCGGCGCCCTGATTGGCGATCGTTGAGATGATGTCGGCCGTCCAATACTTGATGATGGCGGCCTGGACGTCGACGTCATAGCCGCCGACGGCGGCGCATTGGTCGACGACAATAGACGCGTCGACGATAAGCGATTCGACTTGGTCGTCTGTTAAGCTCGTTGAGATGACCGCTCGGACTTCGGCGACGGAAGGAAGCGACAGATCAGACAAAGCGACTCCCTCCTGCTATTCGGCATCGCCGGCGTTCTCGTCCTCGGTTTCCGGATTCTCGTCGAAGTCGTCGAACGCCTTTTCGGCGGCCGCGATCTCGTCGGTCAATCGGCCGGCGCGCCATCGCTTGTCGATCTCGATGCCGAGATCCGCGGCTCGAGCGCGCAAGACCTCGAGTTCGTCCGGCGGATTTTTCGGCATCTTCGATCCGCCGGACGCCGTCGATGTGTCAGTCCCGAGCTTTTGCAAAGCGTCTTTGTGCGCTGCGTAATAGGCCGGCGAGACTGACATCTCGGTCCCTTGCGGAATCTTCACCGCTCGTCGACGCGGGCCGCGCCCTGGTTTCTTCGGCGGCCCGTCTTCGACGCGGTAAAAATTGAGCGCTTTAACACGAACTCGAATCATGGCCCGTTACTAGCTTGAGCCCTCGGTTCCGTGAAGGACGCCGCATCGGCCGTCGAAGTCAGTTTTGATCCGAGGCGCAAGCGCCGCGAACGTCTGGAAGTGATTCGTCCAACCCGAGCCGGACGCCCATTGGATGTTTGACTCCGGGGACGCTTCGGCGATGTCGACCGTCGACTTATCGAGCTGGATGAGAAGGACGTTCCCGGCCGCCAGTGTGTCGGCGACTTTGACGAACTCGATCCGCGGATCTTCGAGAACGCGCTGCATGAGCGTCTTGTCCGACTCGGCCTTGTAGTCGTCATAGAACTGGAACGAACAATCCGCCGGAATGTAGAGCCCGAAAGGACCGAAGCGCCGTTGATCCTCTTCCATCGTCTGAACCATTTGGAGGATCTCGGAGAGAATGGTCTCCTGAGTCGTTGCCGAATCCGACCAGTCCGAGAGCGTCGTATATTGGACGCGGTTCGGGAAGTTCGTGAAGCCGTAAATCAAATAGGTATTTCCCGCAGAGTTGCTCGCGCCGAGCGCGCCGGAAACACCGTTCACGAACATCGACTCGACCGTCCGCGCGCAAGATCTGGAAGCCTCGAGGCCCGTCGTCACGTCGAGCGACGCGCCGCGCGTTCTCGATGCCATCAAGACACGCTCGCCGATGTCGAATTCCTTGTGGATGACCGGAATCGGAACGCCGTTCAACCCGAATTCCTGGCGGTCCTTTTGGCCGGTTCCCGGAGGTTCGCCGGTCATGTCGATCGCCGCGTCCGTGATCTCCGACGCGTTCTCCCACTCGGAGATAATCACGCCCAGGCCGCCGACGTTATGAACGAGCCCTTTCGCTCGAAGATCGTCGACGACGGTCAGCCGCTCGCGGAATGATTCGAGCAACTCGAGATCGAGCGTCAACCATTCGTCCTTCCGGAGCGTCGCGTTCGCGTTGAAGTTGCCAGGCGATGCGATCTCGCGTTGGCGATACGTCATCGCGCCTTTCGTAGTCCGACCGGACGGAACATCGACGACGAGCGCGCCGAGCGAGTTGATATAGGGACGCTTCGAGAGAATCGCGGCTTCGCCGTCGGAGAGCCCCATCGCGGCCATTGTTGAGAGCATGTTTCGCATGTCGAATTCCTCGTTAAAACTTTTGGGAGTTCGTCTCGTCTCGCCGAGCGGTTAGCTGGTGAAGACGAATCCGTTCGCGATCTCGACGCGACATCGGCCGACCGCGCCGTCAGGCGCCGCCGCTTCCCTGGCATACGCGACGATATGCTCGCCGGCGGCCGCTTCGCGGAGAGCGCCGTCGCCGTTCGACGTCAACGGATCATTGAAGGCGATATTCTCGCCGTCAGCGATGAGCGCGTAATACTCGGCGCCAGGATAGCCGGCCTCGAACAGGACCTGATCGTCGCTCGCGTAATTGTCATCGATGCCGCGGCCCGTGAGATCGTACTCAAGCGCGAAGTAGCCCATCGCGTTGTCGCCGGCCTGGGCGTGAGCGACGATCGCGCCGAGCGCGGTATAAGCGAGCAGCATCCCTGGCGTGATCACGCCGCCGGCGATCGCTTCCTTCTGGCAGCCCATCCCGGCGAGCCGGATCGTCTTCGGAGTCGTTGCGCTGGTCATGAAAAATTCTCCCGTTGGATTCTAGGGGACGAGTTCGATACTCGGCCGCTTAGTGAGTCGACGCGCGTCGCTTCGAGCGAGCGTCCGCGGCTTCCGCCTGGCGCGCGTTCGTGACAACCGCGAGCGGCTCGTCTTCGTGATCGTCTCCGGCCTGGTGAACGGGAAACCCGCCATAACCTGAATAGTCAGCCGGTCGGAGCGCGGCTTCCGTTGCCTCGAGCGCGTCGACGGGAAGGCTCGAGAGTTGCTCGTCCGAGAACGGATTCGCGGTGTTGGCCTTGAGTTTCTCCGTGATCGCGGCGCGCCGCGTTGCGAGCGGGATCTCCGTCTTCGCGTATTCGGCGACGGCAGCCTTCGCGGCGTTGGCGATGAGTGCATCGAGCTTGCCCTTCGTGAGCGTGATCGGCTCGTTCGCCGCCTTCTTGCGGTTCGCTTTCATGGCTTCGGTTTCCTCTTCCATGTCGATGACTTCTTCGACCTCTTCTTCCTCGGCCGCGGCTGCCGGATCGGTTGCCTTATAGGCTTCGATCATTGCGCGCATCATGTCGAGCTGGCCTTCGTCCATGTCCTCGAGCATCTTGAGATGCTTCGATTCGAGTGCCTTGTTCACCTTGAACGCCGAAGCGTCGGCCAGGTTGAACGCGGAATTGACCGCGATCAAAAACTTCTGATTCGCGAAGAGCTTGTGCTTCTCAAACGCGGCTTTGACCTGGGCGAGCTTGTTCATCGATAGACACTCCTGACAATCGCATCCGTTCGTGTGGATGCCGATCGCTTTTGAAATAGTGGAAAGAGCTTCGCGGATCTTAGAACTCAACGTCGTGCCCCCGGAGTTGATTCTCGGAGCGCCGCATCCGTCGGCGATTGAACAGGCGCCAACCTCGTCGGGGAGCAAAGCGAGATGATCGGGCCGAAGGTTCGTATGCCGCTCGACATACGGGATCCCGTTGAATTCGCTTTGCTCGACAATGTCATCCGAAAAGTAACTCGTTGAGACTTCGACGATCTCTCCGGCCTTCATCGAAGCCATCAGATCCGATGCGCCAAGATGATCCATCTTTTTCTCGTCGAGCCAAAGCTCCGCTTTAAGCCTTTTTCCGTCCATGAAGGCGCCGAAAACGGTTCCGACCCGCCGTTCGAACACGTCCGGATAGGCGCTTGCGCTGATCGGCACGCCCATTTCTTCGGGATGGAGCAACACAACCGGCCGGCCATTCCAGACCGGAACTGACTTCTCGAGTTCGAGCTGAGGAACGAGCGCTTCGTTCAGAACGCCCTCGATCGCCATGATGACGGGCACGACGATATGCGGCCGGCCGTCGTGCAGCTCCCGCCGATAAACGGTTTGAGACGGTTCATCATCGGCGTAATTGGCCAGGAACGCATTGGCCTGTACGGCCTCGGCCCGGACGACGCCGGCGACGCCGACACGCGCTTGCCCGTTATCCGGCGACGACGGGCTGCGATTCGATTTGAGCTGGAACGTCCTCGACATACTTCAAAGCGCTCAGGATATCGACGGCGACTCTAAACGAATCCGAGGCGGTCTCTTTGACAGGTTTTAAGGACAAGTCGAACATCGGGCATCGGTCGCAGGCTTTGTCGTCCCAGGTTAAGCCGATATCGAGGATGCGCGGCTTCTCGTGCTCGAACACGATATCGAGCCGAATCCATTGAAGCGATCGAGTCTTTGCGACCGACGCTGCGAGCTTGGCCGCCATCTTTCCGCGCGACGACTTAAGTTTGAGCGACCGCCCATCCGGCCACTGACCGAACAGATAGGTCCCGACGACGAAGACGGAGAGCGCAGGCGCAAGCGTCGAGTCGGTTGCGAGTACCGGGCCGAGAACTTGCCGGCGAACGGATAGATCGAACGCGACGCGCGCGTCTCGGATCGTCGGCAATGTGATGCATTTCCGCTTGTGAAGCGTTGCGATGATCTGGCGCGCCGGCTGTCCGTACTTCGAAGTCCGATCGATGCGAGCGAATACACGCGAGCCTTGCGGGACACGTTGCTCGCGAATGAAGAGTCGCGTCGGCAATCGAGTCAATTCGTCGGCTTGTATCTTGAAGCGTCGTCCCCATTTGCCAGGATCGTCGAGCGCGAAAAAAGCCGGTTGTCTTGCGGCCGTCGTTCGCGTGATCGATGCGCCGCCGACGAATCCCGAGCCGACGGCGCGGCCGCGCGGCGTTCCGGTATGCCAATGCTGATTGATGAAGCTGACGCGATCGAGCAATTGCCAAGGCTTTGTCGGCCCAGGAAAGAATACGATCTTGACGTTATCTGGAACGCGCATGTTCCGATGTTGCCGGCCATAGCGGCGCATGAATCCGCCGCCGTAAGCTTCGACGCCGTCAGCCACTCCCCACGTCGCTTCACCTTTGCCAAGCACGAGCGAGATGATTGCCTGATCGGACCCGATGTATTTTCGCCGAGCCGCGAGCGCCAGGCCTTGCGGATCCTTCGCGAAATCTTCCCAGACCGCCGAGCGGGAGCCTGCGCGGATCATTTGCATCGATCCGTTATACGGACGTTTGCCGCTCGTCCCCTTGAACATCACGAAGTCGCAATCGTGATCGAAGAGCGAATCGACTGGCGATTGAATGACGACGTCCAGGTCCATCGAGACGAAACGCTCGGCTCCGAAGATCTCGGCCGCGTCTTCCCGATACATGGTCAACCGTCGATAGCATTGCGGCGCGCCGGCCTTCTCGGACCATTGCTTGACGATGATTCCTTGCGTCTCGTCGATCTTGGGAAGCGGGATGATCCGGATCGATTCGTCGATGCCTTCCGGACAGTCGGTCACGCAAGCGACATCGATGTCGAGTCCGCAATTCAGGCGAAGCATCGAGGCCCAGACGTTGACCTTGTCGGCGCCGCCGCCGTCTTTGAAGTAGCCGTGACGGTCCGGCGTTTGCCGCCAGAGCCAGGTGAGAATCGTAAGACGATCCGACATCACAAGTACGGGGTCATCGATCCTGCGTCGTTGACACGAACACGCCAACAGGCCTTCGGGACCGTCTTACCTGGCGGACCGTCGCCGCAATCGAAGCCGACGAGCTCGTCGCAAGCTTCCTTCACGCCAGGCCATCCGTAGTCGTCGCCGGCCAGGACGCCGCCCGGTTTCACTTTCGGAAGCCATGCGACGATGTCGGCGTGAATGTCTTCGTAAACGTGTGAGCCATCGAGAAGGACGAAGTCGAGAGACTGGTCCGCGTAGAGTTCGACGGCCTCGAGCGACGGGAGTCGGATCGGCCGGACGAGCCGCATCACTGGCGCGAGATTCGCAACGAACGCCGGATAAATGTCCTTGTGTCCCTTGTGCTTGAGATCGGGCCCGCCGTCGGTCCAGGGATCGATCGCATCAAAAAATATGATCTTGCCGGAGTTCGCGATCTCGACCGCCATGAACGCGGCGGACCGTCCGAAATAGGATCCGACCTCGACGAAGTGACCGCCGCGCTTCGGTGCATCTCGAACAGCATCGACGTAGAACGACGCGAACGCATTCCATCCCTTGATCGTTCGGTGAAAGTGTTTCATCGGCATTTAGCTCTTGACCTCAGTCCATCGGAAACGAATCGGACGCTCCGGCTTCGTGTTGCCGGCGGCGTGCTTGGCTTTGTAACGAGTCGTATAATCGGCGCGTCCCTTCTCTCGATCAAGGCTTGCCGTGTTGGCGCCCTCGAGGACGTGTCGGTTGTAGCGGAATATCCGAACATCGTTTAAACGATCGAGCGGCGTGACCTGGTTCAGCGATCGAAGAAACGGCGCATCGCCGCCATACGTCCCGCAATAGTCCTCGTCATAGCCGCCGGCCTGCCAATAAGCCTTGCGCATGCAAAGGAATTGATTGAACGGCGCGCGATCCGAAAGCTCGGAAACCGGCAGGCAGTCGGGCCGCATCCGATATTGGCGCGGCTTGAAGTGTCGGCGCGCGTCGAGCTTCCGCGTGACGAGTGTTCTCAGATCGAACGCCGGCACGATGCGATCGATATCCGTCATGAGAAGCCAGTCGGTTTTCGCAAGCTTCGCGCCCAGGTTGCGCGCGCCGTGCTGGTTCCACGGAATGTCGTCGAGAACGCGCAAGAGCCGGATCCGCTTCCTGACTTCGTCGTTTGCGTTTCGGATCTGAACGTCGGGCCGCTCGTCTTCCGGCGAGCCGTCGTCGACGACGAAGATCGTTAGATGTCGAAGGACTTCGAGCTCAACGCTTCGCAAACTCGAGAGATGGAGCTCGAGCATCGGCCGATTGTTATAAAACGGGATGATCCACGAGAGATATCGCATCGGGACGGAGGCAGTCACGGAACGATCGTCGTCGGATTCGAGAAGTCGATCGGCATGAGATCGCCAAAGACGGGCTCGTCCTTCGTTTTGTAGCATCCGGCCAACGGCCAGAAGGTGAGTTCCCCGAAATAGACGCCGCCCTCGATCCAATACAGATCGACGCGAACATACCGCCAGCCGGCCGCGAGCATTTCCGCAATCTCAGTCAGTTGCGCTAACGCGTAGTCGCCCGGATGGATCCGGACGTCTTCGACGTGTCGCATATTGTGATCGAAGTGAAGCGTCAGGACATCGCCCGCCGGCGATAGGATCGTCTCGGCCGGTCCGCCCTTCGAGTGCCGCTCCGAAATGACCTGGATCCATCGAACATATCCGCCCGTGCAATGGAACTTGTAGTCGACGATCGGACCGGGAAGTCGCTCTTCGACGAGCACTCGCCGCGGCGAGATACAACGATAGGCCCATTCGCCCTTGCCTTGGCCGTAAGCTCTTCCGAGATGTTTATTTAAACGCGCGATGACAGCAGGGGTTTGCGCGGGATTGTCGACGTGACACGCCGAGCCTGAATCGTGATTGCACTTCGCGATATGGGGGAAGACCGATTGCATCCGATAGCGAGTTCCTTCGAACAGCAACGGCACGAGGCATTGCTCGCCGACAATGCCGGCAACGAGCTCACGGCAAGCAAACTTATCGCAAGCGGCGATGTGGTCGTCGGTCTGATCGTAAAGCTTGAGCCATTGAATCTTGTCGTTGTAGCCGGTCGGATTGTCGAGATTCGGAAGACGGCCGAGTCGTTTCTTGCAAACCGAATCGATCTCTTCTCGAATGGTCACGCGGCGGCCTTGAACTGTCGATTATTGAGCGTGATACCGGAGCCTTCCTTGACGACTGGTATCCACGCGCACCGGCAATTGTGGGTTACAATACCGTTCGCGCTGTAGAACCCGCGCGGCGTCTCGAGGTTGAACACATGGCCGCGAAAATCGACAACATCCCGCGCGACTATCTTGTCGAGAAACACCGGGCCGGCGTCACCGCTCAAGAGCTTTCGCGCGAGTTCGGCGTCACGACGAAAGTCATCGTCCGCCTTCTCGGCGCCGACTACCGCGCCATCGGTCGCCCTGCCAACCTGCCCGCCGCTGAAGTTATCGCGGCCTACCAGGCGGGCGAGTCCTGCAACTCGATCGCGAAGCGCCACGGAGTGTCTCGGCGCGCGGTCGATCGCGTGCTGCAGCTCGCCGGCTGCGAAGTTCGCGGACGAAGCGAAGCCGAGCGCGTGAAGTGGGCACAAATGCCCGAAGCCAAACGGCGCGCGCAGGTCGTCGCGGCGCACGATGCCACCCTCGGACGAAAGCGCCGCCTTGATGAGCTTTGCCAGGCCGCGAAGGCCCGAGAGCGGAACCCCGCGCCGGTCACGTCCGATTACGAAAGACGATTGTTCGAGCTGCTTGCCGAACGCGGCATGGCGGGACGCGTGCAATGTGCGATCGGTCCCTATAACAGCGACATCGCCCTCGAGCCCGTCGCCGTGGAAGTCTGGGGCGGATACTGGCACCTGCACGGTCGCCACTTGGCGCGCCTCGAAAAACGTTTCCGCTACATCATGGATGCGGGCTGGCACATTCTCGCGATCGTCGCGAACGGCTCCCGCTTCCCACTCGATGCCGCCGTCGCTGATTACGTGGTCGCCCACGTTGAGGACATGCGCCGGCAGCCATCCTTGAGCCGTGAGTATCGGGTGATTTGGGGTGCAGCGGAGTTCACGGTGAGCGGCCGTGCGGATGACGATGAGATCTCCGTCGTACCGCCGTTTACTAGCCGCCGCAATGCCGTCACGGGACAGTACGAGACTATCCCCAGGTAGGCAATTCGGATGCACCGGAATCACGCCCCTCGCTTCCTGCAGCGTGAAACGCCTCCCCTCGAGACCTCGGCATTGGGGGCAAACTCTCGAATCTCGAGCCGTTGCGAATTCGGACTCGACCTCGACGCCGTCGACGCCGGCTTCCTCGAATGAGTTGAGCGTCGCTTCCGCGTGCGCGCCGATGACCTCCGTTCGCGCAAGCACTTTCGCTCGAGTGATCCCGACGTTTGACACGTCTTCCGCCAGTTGCCGAGCGATCTCTCGAGCGCCGCGTCCTTCGGCGATGCCCTGGGCAAGCGATCGCGATATGCGTTGATCCATCGCTTCCGTGATGCCCTTGAGCTCACGGAAGACGCGTGTGTAAATCAGGCCGAGCCGATCGGCATGAATCGGCCGATTGAACGCGTTCGCAATCCATCCGTCATCGACGATCACGCCGGCGCCGCGAAGCTTCCGGCCGGCGTCACGGATGCCGCGTTGGTAGGCCGTATCCACGTATTTGTCCGCCCAGGCGACTTGACCCGATCTCGTCATCGGCCGACCTGGTTGAACCTCCAGGATCGCCGCGGCCTGGGCTGCCTCGAGCCAGCGAAGGAAGGCGTCGACCTTCTCGCTCGAACGGACAAACTCGAATTGACCGCGGTTCGTTCGGAGCGGGATGACGTTCGGATCCGGTTGGATCAATCCGAAACCGTCTTCGTCGACGACGACTTCGCGGATCCGTTTCACCAGATCGCGGAATCGTCTCGACACTTCGCCCAGGAATTGACGGCGGACCGTCGTTGTCTTGGTCGGATCGACGGATCGCTTCGCCATTTACGCCCTGGCGTTTTCGACGACGGTGTCTGAAAAGCCGTCCATCGGCTCTTCGAAGATCTCAGGGCCAAGGACGATCTCGCCACGATAGGGTTCGATCAACTTCTCACCGGTTGCAATCGAGCGTCTGAGTTCGTCGTCGCCTTCGTAAGTGATCGTGACGTGCGGTTGATAGCTGTGATAGTCCCAGGACGCGCCGGCGTTGGAAATATCATCGTGACGCCATGCCAATTCCTGACTCGCGAACATGAGGACGATCGCGGAATCTCCGAGCGGCTCGACGACACGCGGTCCGCCGGCCGGGATCACGAGTTCGCCGTCTTCGACTTGCGCCCAGGACTGTCCGATCGCGATCCAATCGACCGGCAACCTCGAACGAGCGATCGTGACGTGCATCTTGCCGGCTTCGACGGCTTGCTTGAAGCCGGCCTTTTTCGCCCATTTGCGAATCGCTTCGGCGTTCAGCACGTCTCGCCGAACATAGAGCGGCCGCGCGAGCGCGTTCGCCGTCAATCGTTTAAACGCGACGACTGTATTCTCGTCGGACTCGTCGAGTTCTTCGTCCTGGCCTTCGAGAATGAGATCCAGCGACGTGTATTCGGACTCCGGCTCCTCTCCGACCCATCCGCGAAACTCTTCGACCGGAATCACTTGATCGGATCCGGGGATCGACATATAGGCTTGCAGCGCTTGAGACTTCGTGAGCGCGATCGTCGCGCGCTTCTCTTCGCCGAGCGAGTCGGAGTCCGGCCATTCGACGTCATACGTCCCGCCGGCCGGCTTCGGAAGGATGCCGAATTGAATGAAGCGATCGACAACGGGGACGACGATCTTCGGGCCGGCGTGACGGTTGCGACGTTCATCGATGCGGCCGTTCCAATTGTTCTCGTCTTGCTCGGACGACAGCTCGCCGCGCTCCGAGCCGATCAAGATCCGCTTCGGGATGCCGGACGCGCCGGCGATGATGTCGAGCTGCTTGTCGATATGGCCGGTCGGATCTTCGGGCTTCGCCGCCAGGAGCGACGCGTTGATGCCACGAACTCGAGCATCACGTCGAAGACCGTTTTGCATCTCTTCGAGTTGCGCTTCCATGTCGGCTTGTTCCTTCGGATCCCATTCGGCGTCAGCATCGGCCGACCATACGCGCAAGCCGGCCGCGTTTTGCCAATAGACCTCGGACGATCCGCCGAGCAATTTATCGAGATCCATCACGCGATTCCAAATACGCTCTAGCCTGGGCGTGCCGATCGCGCCGTCATCGAGCGCGCGTTCGACGACATGAATCGTTCGTGACCAATGAACATTGACGTTCTTCTCGACGCCACCGATCCCGACCCAGTTCGTCCCGATCGTCAATCGATATTGCTCGGGTTTGCCGAAGCGCGATGAATCCGGACGATCGTCCCATTTTGTGATTTGGGCTGAGCGCTCGCCGTGGGGAGACAGGTAGAGCAATCGTTGGCGGCCTTTGTCGAGCGGTTGCGTCAAAGGCACGCCGCCGGCGACGCCGAAAAGCATCACGCCATAATGGCCGAGCGACGTCAGAAGATCGAGCCGATGCATCGTCTCCCAGACGTCGTTGTCGTCGAAAAGTCGCTTGACCGCGGTTGCGAATTCGCCGTCTTCGTCTTCGCCTGGCGCCTTGATGATCGGTGTCTCGCGCCACGTCGCATCCGGAAACGAGTCGATGATTCGAGCGGCCAGGCCTCCGCGAAGATACGCTTCGACGTAGTCGACCGAGGTGAGAACGCGCGGATAGCCGCAGGTGAGATAGAGATCTCGATCGCCGTTGAAGCTTTGTCCCCAAAGCCTCGATAGAATCCCTCGCCAGGTAAAGTTCTGCAGGAAGGATGACTGAGCCATAGTGAATCCCTCCCCTTACCAAATGCCAGCGCGTTTCTTTTTTCGAACCATGAGATCAGTGATTGCCCAGACGAGCGCGTCCATACGATTCGGAGAATAACTGGATATGTCGGGCAGCCATGTACACATTTCATCTTCAAGAGCCGGGAAGGCGCCGACGTGATGGACGCGGCCCTTTTCGTAGAGCGTTGAAATCGGCTCGGCGCGGACTGCCTTGCCTCGAGTGGCACGGACCGACTTGAAGCGAACGTCCTCGTCGACGGCCTTAACGGTTGCCTCGACCATATCCCCGCCATAGTTGACTTCGCCGACGATCCGATCGGCCTCCCGGGCCTCATAGAGATCGACGGCGGCCGTCCCCCATTTCTTCGGATTGCCCTCGAGCGACTTGTCGTCGAAAACGAATCCGTGTAACTCGGCCGTCCCTTTGCATCGGCACATCGCGACGCCGGCGGCGATAATTCCGCATTCGGTCGCGCCGCCTGGCGGATCGACGCCGACGACGAGCTTCAAGATCGATGGCGGGACTTTGTCTTCGGAGATGCGGCAACCGTCGACGACCTCGCGTGTCCATAAAGCGCCGGGAACTTCGTCAAGATCCTCCGCCAGTATCTCTTGCCGATAGGCCGTTGCCGACATGTCGTCGGAGATCTCGGCAAGCGCGTTCCGGTTGAGATAGGGATTCTCCATCGATGAGAAGTGAAAGGCTTCCCATCTTCCGGTCTCATCGTGCGCCGCGCGTTTAAACAATTTCGCCGCGAACTTCGGATCCTTCGCTCGGGATCTGGATCGAGTGATCGCACTCGGCGGCGTGTAAATGAAGACCGCGTCTCCGTCGTTGTCGATTAACATCGGAGCACCGACGATCGTCCATGCGCTCTCGTCCATGAGTTGAAATTCGTCGAGGATGAGAAGGTCGGCCATGTCGCCGCGGAGCGTGTCTGCGTTCCAACACGTCTTCGCTTTGATCCTGGACTTGAGGCCTGGCCGCTCGATCGTGTGCTTCGTTTCGTTCTTTCGAAAGTATCCGGCCTCGATCGGCTCGGCGAGCGCGCGCTTAACTTCGAACCAAAACGCGTCGACTTGCTCTTGCGTCGGCGCGCCATAGAGAACGCGCATCCCGGCAAGGAAGTATTCAACGGCCTCGATCGCGATCCCCGTCGTCTTGCCGCCACGCCGGCCGGCCCTGATGACTTTCCGCTTCGCTCTCGATCGAAGGAATCGTCGTTGCTTTTCGTGCGGGCGCCTGAGACGAACCTTCAGCGCGTTCGAAGAGACTTTCCGGCGTCGCTGCCCTTTAGATCCGGTCCGTGTCTTCGCCGCTTTCCGAGTTTGGTTCATCGATCTGCGGCGGATCTTCGTCTTCGTAAACGACGATAAGCTCGAGTGCGCCGCCCTGTCCGGATCCGGTGAGTTCGACTTTGTCGCGCCATCCCTGGCGATTCTTCATCCAAAACGCGCCGGCGCCCGTGTCCGGCGGATAGTGCTTGATGACGTCAACCGTCTTGACCTGGACTTTGCCGTCCTTGTCTTCGTAGAAGTGGACCTTCGTTTCCGGATGCGAATAGCCCTTCGCGCGATGAAAGAGCGACACTGCGACTTCGGCGTCGGCGATGTCTTTCGCGGAATGAACGGCGTCGCGAAACTCGTCATGTTTGGCGATCCATGTGTCGATCGTCGTGTCCGAGACCTCGAAGAAACGCGCGAGCCGCTCGTTCGTCGCGCCCAGGAGAAGACAAAGTTTGTGCGCTTGATCGGCGAATTCCTCTCGATACTTCGACGGCATCGGCATGGCAGGACGTCTATCGCCTCAGCGCTGACAACGCCCGCTGCTGCGACTCGAGCTGCGCCCTTGCGTCGACGAGCTCGTTGGCCTGCTGCGCTGACCACTGCGCCGGGGACGCAGCCCGGATGCGCTCGAGTTGCGCGATCTGCTTTTGCGTTTGCACGACCTGTTGCTCGAGCAGGATGACCTGCGCGGTCTTGATCGGCGCGACCTCGGCCTGCACGGTCGACTGTATCTCGTCGCGCATTTCCTCCTTGATCTCGCCGGCGACGGCCTCTGCGATCAGTGGCTTCGCGATCAGCCAGGCGAACGAGCTGACCATGATCAGCGAGACGAGCGCGGAGAGCGAGACGGAAAAGGTCTGATCTTTTGTCAGGCGCAAGTTACTGCACCGTGAACTCACACGAGACGCCGGCCGTATCGGTCTCGCACGTGATCGAGAGTGCGACATCGAGTAGCTCGGGCGGATTCGGCTCTCGGTCGTCCGTGACCTCGAGCTCGAACGTCTTGCTGACCTCGTTGGACAACGCTGACACCTGTCCGTTGACGTGCGTCGCGGTCATCGCGAAGTAGATCGTCGTCGGGCCGTCGAGCGCGATGTCGAGCATCGAACTCGATACGGTGCCGTTGGTGATCTCGGAGTTCGCGTCGTAGTTGCCCGAGGTCTCGCCCCAGTGGACCGTATAGCCCGCGATGTCCTCGATCGGCAGCGGTGAGCCGTCCGTGTTCTGCGTCGGCCGCTGCCACGAGAGTGTCGCCGTGCCCTGGCCGTCGACGATGACGCCGGTCGGTGGTTGGGCGAGCGCTATCGATACGCCAAGCGCAACGTAGATCACGAGCGTCAGGATCGCGACGACGAACAGCGAGCGATAACGCATAGTGTGATTCACTTGTCGGCCAGCGACTTGTTGGTCACGAGCCGAAGCAGCATCGTGATTGCGCCGGTCACGAGCAGCGCGGACGGATCGCCGTCGAGCATTGGCAGGATGTCGGTCTGCGCGAACGCCGCGATGGCGCCAACGACCGCCTGGACCAGGCCAAACCAGATTGTCTTGCTCTTCATTGCGCCGATGAGTGCTTTCACATCTGCCTCCTGGTTGATCTCGAGTAGCGGCTTACCCTTGCGCGCCCGCCGCTTGTTGAGCGCCCGCTTGATGCGCGTGATCGGCGTGGCGAGCTTCCAGAGGAATGTGCCGGCCTTGATCGCGCTTACAGGTTCCATCGCGCGCCATCGTACCGCGTGATCCCGCCAATTCGGGGCTTCGGCTGTTACCGTTTATCTGTCCTAGCCCGGATCCCTTGCTTGACCAGCTTTGCGGCCGACTTGGTCCGGAGACCGAATTGTCGTCGGACAGCGATCAGGGCCTCGATGTCCGGCCGATACCAAAACAACCCGTTGCGGTAGTTTTTGCCGGCACTTCTCCGCTGAACAACTGCCTTGATGCTATCTGATTGCCTGAGTGTGTTCGGCGAAATGGAGAGCAGTTGCGCGGCCTCTTCGAGAGTGGCCCACAGCGGCGACGACGACGATCTCATGAATTCGGATCTCCCGGGTTTTTCCATCCTCGAGCGGCAAGAACGCGCTGAGTGTATTCGATGGCGGTCCCGTCCTTGACCTGCCGCGGATCGAATCGCAGCACAGTCCACCCAAGCACTGCGGCACTTGCGTACTTGATGTTGTCTTCCCTGAACCCGTCCGCATGCGCGTGCCGGCCCATCGAGACGAGGCGCTTCTTGCCGCCGATCATCGCGTTCGCAACGACCAGGCCCTCGATCTCGACGGCGAGCATGAAGTCGTGGAAAGCGAAGTCAAAGCGCCAACGCCGGCCGATCGCTTTCTTCGCGAACTCGAACTCACGCGCCGGCGCCGGAAGACCGTATTCCCGACACTGGCGCGCGAAGAGATCCTCGGCGTTCTCGCCTCTCTTGCGCTTCGTCTTCGGCGCTTTGACACCTCGCGGCAACGGCGCGGACCTTGCGTCGAACAAGTCTCCCAGGGATTGAGGCCTCGCTCGGCTCAATGAACAGGCCTATCGCCTTCCTCGTCGTCTTGCTTCTCGCCGAGGCCAAGTGATTGCTGATTCGCGTTCGGCTCGTCGACCTTCTCGGCATCGCGGATCCAGATCGTAGCGTCCGTGTTCCGATGATCGAAGAGCTTCGCGACATCATCCGATTCAGGCCGCGCGCGAATCGAACACTTCATCGAAACGAGCCCGCCTTCCTGCGGTGTCAACCGGATCCCAGAGATCTTGCATTCGAAAAAATCGAGCTTGTCCGGTTTCATCCCGACACGAAGAATCACGTTTGCATCTTTGAATTTGTGATTGAGTCCAAGTGGGAGAAAGTGGGGAAAGCGAACCGTTGGCATAGCCGACTGTTTATCCCGCGGCGGCGGATAGTTGAACAGCGCTTTATGCGAGCCATTGCCGAGCAGGTTATCGATCTCGTTCGCATTGAGCATCACGCCATCGAAGACGATATCGATCGCGCCGACGTCGTCCGATCCGTGATGTTCCGTGTTGATCGACATCGACTTCGCCAGATGGCAAGCCTTTTGTTCTAATTCAAGCATTGAGTTTCGCTCCTGTTTCCAAGTCGTGTTGATAGATGCGCTCGAAGGCCGTGCGCCATCTTTCGTCCCGGCCGTCGTGATTGCCGAGCCGTTCGTCCGAGAACCCGCGCGCGATAATTTCGGGAATTACATACTTGAGTCCCTTAGCCACAGCGCGCCTCCTCGGGCTTCCAGACAGTGGCTATGTGCCGGGACAGTTCGAACGGAATTTTAGCGATCAGCGCCGAGGCGGCTTTGCGCTTCGGTGATTTCAGGTCGTTGCGCCCATCGGGATTACGTGCCTTGCCGCCGAAGCGAAAGCCAGGGTTTTTAATAGCAGCTCGTTTAGCGCTGCCGTGGAAATTCGTCTCCCCCGTTCCGTCTCTGTGCGCTACGCCGTGCTTCATGACGCCGCGCTGCACTATCGGCATCAGCGCCGGCACATCGCCCCAAAGGTAGTAACTGCCATAGTGCCAGCGAGCTCGCCCGACCCACTTCTGAGCCCCCTTCACATTTTCGACGACCATCGGGATATGCCGGCCAGCCGCTTCGGACGCTTCGCGCTGAATCCGAAAGCAGGCGTCGAATAACGCATTGAGCTCGGCGACAGTCCTCGATCCGGTATAGCCGAGCGGAAAGCCGTCTGAGTCGAACTCAATCACCTGGCCGTTATCCATGGTGAGCGGACTGCTATCGCCACAGCCGCGCAGGGCTTGTGCAATTCTCTTGCCTCGTTTCCACGGCATCGCCATGTAGCTGTACTCGGTACAGGGCGGGGATGCGACGATCAGCGCAGCATCCTTGAATTGTCGACCGTGAATCGTCAGCACGTCCTGAACCACAAGCTGCGCCGGATACTTCATGGCGCCGTACTCGTGTCGCTCGTTGTCGAAGCCGACGACGTAGTAACCGGCGTTAAGTCCGCCCTCTGCCCATCCTCCAAGGCCCGCAAAAAGATCGATCATGAGCGGCTTACCCGTCACAACAGCCACCAGACCAACCCGACCACAAACCAGAACACGAGCCCGAACAGACACGCAATGGCGCAGCCCTGACCTGGATTGCCGTCATCATTCACGTGGCTCCAGCGTCAACGGTTCCACGTGGAGTGGGACGCCGTACATGCGCTCGAACAACGCCCTGAATGACTCGGTCTCGCCTGATCTGTTTCGTCCCGCCGACTGATCGGCAACGCCGCGCGCGATAATTTCCTTGCGGATCCTTTCGCGCCGGATCTCTGAATCGGTGAGTCCGAGGAAGAGCGTCCGCTTCGCGTGTAAACGCGCGGCGAACCAATAGTCGGCGGCTTGCGTCGTCATGTTTTTTTGGCGCCCAGTTTCATGTCGGGATCTGATAGCGCCGACTGAATCGCGTTTGCCAGCAAATCCTCGAAATCGTCGTTGGCCCAGGGGTCGCCCTGACTCGCGTCGCGTGTCGCCTGCTCAACGATCTGGCGTTTGGCGGCCAATACAGCCCGCAGCAATTCCGGGTTCTTCGGTTTTGGCAGCGCCCAGCTCCTGAGCCAACGCTTGCGATCCTCGTTCGTGATTTCGTAGTCGCAGATACCGCCGCGTTGCAGGCAGAGCTGGAGCAAATAGAAATTCGCGTAGCGAGACCAGCGGTTGTTGAGTTCGAGGCTCACGATTTGTGCACCAACCGCAGTCCGCTCGGCGGTGCCGGAAGCGCATCGCGCGTCTCGCTCACGTCCGACTGTTCGCCATAGCGGTCGACGAACTGGCGTTGCAAGACGCCGAGGTAGTCGAGGTCGTAGTGCGCGATCGTTTTGTAACCACCGAGGCCGGCGACGGCGGTATCAATCGGGCCGCCGCTGTCGATGCCTGCGCCGTCGCGATACGCGCCGTTGCAGTGCTGCAGGACGCGCGCCCAAGCTTCGGCGGCCGTTGGCTCGTTGGCCTTGCGTAGCGCATTGAAATCTGCCGGAGACGGGAAAAACTGGTGCGTCTTGAGCAGGTGCTCGGCGGCCGAGTTGAAGTCCTCGATCGACCAGTCCTGCATGGCGCGCCAGTAGAGCTTGAGCCCAGCCTCGGACAGCTCCTTGCTTTTGATCTCGGCGAGCCCAGTGACGATCTCGGCGAATGCGTCGTAGTCGTCGGGTCTCACAGTTTTCCCTCCGCGATGAGTTGTTGTTTCGCGGATGCCGCCGCTGTCAGGTTGTTGCGAGTCCGGTTGTCGGCCTTGGTGCGCGGCCAGTCCCACGTATCCAGAAATGGCTTGCTGTCCCCGGAGCCAATGAACGACGCGGCCTGCTTGACGAATTGCGTTCCCTCGCTCCCGGTTGCTCGCACGTAGTCCGCGTACCGTCTTGCGCCATCGAGCATCTCGTTTGCCGTATGCCCGGATTCGATCCTCTTTTTTCCGTTTCGCAGCGCTCTGGGCCAGTCCTGGTCTCCAGCACGCTTCGGGTAAATGGCTTTCATGTCGATCAGCCAATCGGGTTCCGAAGCGGCCGTAGTATTCTTCTTCTTATTCTTACTGTCTTCTGTCTTATGTCTTATGTCTTCTGCTATGCGTGACAAACCGTCACCGTTCGCCGTAACGTTACCATAGTTCTCTGCAACAGAAGCCGCCTTTTTCCGTGCTCTGAGTCGCCGCATTCGATCGGCCGCCGAGTGATCGTAGTCGCGGTACCGCATGTAATTCAGGACCACAAATCCACCGTCGACGCGGATCATTCTGCGGCCCTCATATTCCGGGCTACGGCTGTCTGGCTCTGGGTTTCCGAGGCGATCGAGCGCATCAAGTCCGGCCTCAGTATCGACGCCGGCCCGGCGAATAATGCCGATGCCTGCGGCTGGAACGTACCCGTACCACCCGGACGGGGCCTCCCAGCCGGTGAGATCGAGAGAGCGCACTGATATCTGCGGGACAGGGTCGGAAAATTCGCGCGGCTCTGCCATCAGCAGGCTGGTGACGAATACTTCTCGGGCCAGGCGATCTACCCACAACGTTGAGTCAAGGATGTTGGTATCGAGCTTGACGTATGCCATAACCGAACGTTACACGTAACTGCGGCCAAACACAAAACGCCAACCAAGCTCGGTGTCACAGCTCATATGTCAGTGCCCTGCAATCCGGCAGCCCGGGCCAGGCTGAGACAGCCACTGCGGCCAACAGTGATCCGGTTTGTTGCGCGTCCCAGCGCGCGCAGAGGGGTCATTGCTCACCCTGTCTCTCCGTCGCTTGCGCGGAGCCTTTACGGCGCCTGGATTCGCACTCATGCCGCGTCGTCTGCGCTGAACCGGATTCGGTAGCCGCCTGCTTGCGAGAACGGGACGGCGGCGTCCCTTTCTTGTTGTGCCCCTGACCGGAATCAATCTGCCGCAGCAATTCCCCGCACCGTCGAATGGCCCGCGCTTGAATCCGGTCGGCCAGTTTGCGCAGCGAGTCGTCTTCCGACTGTTTCGCGTAGCTCGCAAGCGCCTCGGCTTTGTCGGCCCACTGCTGGCATTCGTCGATCCGCGAGCACTCGGATAGTGCCTTTCGCGCTGCTGAATACGTTGCCGGCAGCTTCGCCCCGGCAATGCTTGGCAGGTTGATCGATGGCACCGCACTCATGCCGCGCGCGGCTCACTCGGCGGGACGATGGCCATCGCTACAGCGTCGTCGACCCGGGGCTCGTTGAGCGCGCGCACATACGCCTGGTATAGAAGCTCGGCGGACATCGGATCGGTCTCTTGCTGGTACTGGCGCCACAGATCGGTGGCTTTTGGATTCAACATGGCACCCCCTTTTGCGCTGCCGATTTGACTTGTTGCTGCGCTATGTCAAAAGAATCGGGCATTTTTGCCCGTGTAACTCACTGAAATTGCCAACAAAAACGCCACCGCTTAGGGTGGCGTCAGAAAAACATCAAGCAATGGCTCGGTCATCCATCGAATCCGGCCGCGGCGCTTTCAGCGCTCCGTCCGTCAAAATTTCGATTTGATATGCCCGCCCTTCCGGAACGACATCGCCCCAATCGTGGACAGACTGCCGACTAATTCCGAGCGTCCTCGCCAGCGCGGCGGCGCTCCCAAAATGCTGGATTGCGTCTTCGGTTCGCATGTCAACGAATGTACGGCATACCTAACTCATGAGTCAAGCATACCTTACGGACAAATCGTTAGGCTTTCCGACAAAGCTCCTGAAAAATCTCCAGCCGGAGCTGGGCCAACTGGCCCGGGGGAATTCCTAGCATTTCGCTCTCCTGATGTGACGGGGGTCTCACGTCCGATACTACTATGTTAGGCATGCTTGACAAGCATGTAAGGCATGCCTTACCTTTCGTCCATGCCCCCAATGGACCCCACCGCCATGACCGACGACCTCGCCCCCGAACTCGAGCGCTACGACGCCGAGCGTAACGCTGCGGTGAAGGCCGGCATGACGCTCGAAGAATTCGACGCGCTGCACGCCGAGCCCCCCACCCTCACCGACGCCCTGCGCGACATCGCGAGCACGCGCATCGCTGACTGGCGTCACATCGAGGTCGAGACCGACCCGCTTGGCGATACGATTACCCGAGAAGTGACCGCGCTGCGCGAAAGCATCGTGCTCGAGTGCATCGAGGGCGACGAGTGATCCGGCGCGGCGACAACTTGCCCGACGTGCCGCCGCCGGCCGAGGTCCTCGAGCCGTTCCGCAAATCGCGGATCCGAACGGTTCTTGGCCGCTTGCCGGACGATCACGCCGAGCCGATCGTTGCGATCATCGCTCTCGTCTATGACGGCGCGCCGAACGTCGATCACGAGACCGCCGTCGCGGTTGCCGAC